GTGGAATCTTTGGAAGCTCACATTTCACGGCAAAGATCAGCAGAAGCCGATCAAGAACGACAAGCTGAAGCTGGACAAGGTGGGGCAAGGAATCATGCAAACTCCTCCGGACTACAACGCGTACTGGATATCATGGGCCAGAGTTTACAATTTCGTCATGAAGGATCGTGCGGCAGACTGTCTTTTCTTGGATAATAGGGAGAGCGAGGGCTCCTTCAGAACACGTCTGACAGCAGCCATAAGAGCAATTCCCGGAAATCCGATGGTGGGCATGGTTGATGCCGGAGAGTACGATAAATGGCAATCTCCAGCGTCCGCTCACATAGTGAAGCTGATGATGACAAAACTCGGAATGAGCATCGAGGACATCGAGGCGTTCCAAGAGATATGTCAGCCAAACAAGTTTGTGTCGCCAGGAGAGTTCATAGCTGAACACGACGGGCAGAAGGGTTCAGGTTTCCTGGACACCCTACCGAGCAATACAATTCTGATGATAGCCTTGGCTTTCAGATTGTTAGTCGGAGTGGGTCCCAGAGTGGACGCAGCCAAAGGCGACGATTTCTTGAGGATAATGCACGGATTAAAGTTGAATGCTGCTCATCAAGCGGCAATCAAACATTATCTCGGAATGTCATTCAGCGTCGATATAGGAAGAGGAGGAGAGTTCACGGGATGCGCTGTGTCATCAGAAGGAATATATCAGTCCGTGACAAGAGTGGCGATGAAGACAATGTGTGCTCATATAAGAGATGAGAAACACTTGCAAGAGTATCAAAAGTCGCTCAGAAATACAGTCAACGAATGGAAGTTGACAGGTATAGAAGAAGTTATACAGTACGGCGCGTACGCCGAAGGAAAACAGCCGGAGTATGTTTCTGCGTGCATGGACTTTGTAGAGAGCATGTCGCACATAAATTGGAAACAATACGAAAGCATTTCCAGGGTTTATACAGCCCAAAATTTCACGTTGCCAGCGGTGTCCGAAAAGACCGCATTCGTTGGGTCAACATAGCTTGCTAAATCACTTGCCCGCTTAGGCCGGTAAAATCGCTGCGTTGTTTACGCCCGTCTGAATGTGAGTTTGAGGATGTGTATAGGAGTTTTGACTTGTTTCTTTCCTTAGATATTAA